GGTTTTGGTATTCATCGGTTATGCAGACACCATGACGGGATTTATTACCACTTCGTCCTATTTTTGCTTTGACGCAAATCCGCATTGGCAGTGGGATGGATTGACTCAGGACGAGCAGAAAACGCTTTTCTGGATGCCCCTTCCGGAGCCGCCGGGAAAGGAGGGGTGAGGATGGACAGGAAAATGGAGTGCCCGATTTGCAAGAAGAAAGCAGTGTTTGTAGGTGTCCACGATGACGAGGGCAATTATCACGGACTGATGGGATGCGAATATGAAAACGCTCCATGGAGCGGACTGTCGTATGCCTTACATCACGAGGGATGGGGAGACTGCCCACTATGCACTGATGACGCAGAAAGCACAATGGGCGGGATGCTATTTGATACAGCCGAAGAAGCAATCTCCGCCCTGTCCCCGCCGAACGAGCCGCTGACGCTGGAGGAGCTGCGGGAGATGGATGGGGAACCGGCATGGTGGGACGATGGTGATGGAAGCTGCTGGGGTATTATTTCCGTTGATAGCGCTGGAATGTGGGGTGGCATCCCATTTTTCCGCGGAAGATGGAAAGAGGTAAATTTTGAATATAACATTGAAGACCGAAAAATGAAAATTTACCGCCGCCCGCCGGAGGGAGAGGAGGACGCATGAAACCGATTTGTATTACTTGCAAAGCTGATTGCCATAACGCCGGGACAACCTCCAGAATTGTGGATTGCTCACAGTACAAACCGGGGCGAATTTTGACCAATGCCGACCGTATCCGGGCCATGAGCGATCAAGAACTGGCAGAACATATCTGGAAGAAATTCGGATGCCCCGCAGGGAGAAACTATGTGACCTGTGGATATGCGGGCGGTTGCAAGGATTGCTGGTTAGACTGGCTCCAGCAGCCAGCGGAGGAGGACACCTGATGAAATGCAGAGATTGTGAGAAATGGGGATGGGGAGATGATGAAGGGACCCCTGTTTGGGGGTGGTGCCGGAAACATACATCTTGCCCAGACCCAGATATTGATAGGAGTTGTTCGGATTTCTCCCCTAAAAAGCCGGATATCTTCAAAACACTCTCCACGCTCCAGGCCGAAAACGAGAAGCTGCGGGACGAGCTGAAGGCGGTAAGAGAGGAGGCACAGCAGTTTGCGGGGAGATGATCAGTCCTTGTGGTATTGTGTACGCCAGCGGGCAGGCCCTCTTGTCAAGGAGTGCAGGGCACTGCGGCCACGGCTGAGCCGGTACGACTCCCGAGAAGACCGGCGGGACAAGAATGAGATCGTCCGGTCCAAGCACACCGCAGTGTGCAGGACTCAGGTGGATCGGTTGGAGCTGCGGCTGGCGGAGTTTGGCTTTCGGGGCAGCCATTATACGATGACCTGTGACGACTTCCACCTGCCGGACAGATATGATGGGATGCGAAAGATGTTCCGGGCAGCCCGGACGCGGATGCAGCGATGGCACGGCGGGCCATTCGACTGGATCGGCTGCATCGAGGGCAAGCACGGGGACCACCGGCTCCACGTACACTTAGTGCTGCGGGACGAGGACTTCTCCCCGGCAGAGGTGCGGCACCTGTGGACGGCTGGCGACGTGGATGACGAGCCGGTCCTGATGCGGGAGGGCGGCTACCGGCGGCTGGCCAAGTATTTCAACAAGGAGCGGCCGGACGGATTTGTGATACCGCTGGGCAAGCACCCGTGGAGTTGCAGCCGGGGACTGAAGGCACAGATCCCGGAGCCGGAACGGTGGCGGGATGATAGCGGGCTGATTGAGGTTCCAGACAATGTGATTTGGTGCCGGAAGGGTGCCCATGAGAATGACTTCGGGGCGTACTACTACGCCAGCTATATCCTGCCGGACGGGCCGCAGTTTGGAGGACGGTTCTTTATTTAGAATCTGTCGCGCGTGCGCGCGATCAATCTTGAAATCTAGTGGAACGATAGGCACACACAAAAGAAAGTGAGGGAAAGCCGTTGCAAAGCACACGGAAATGTGATAGCATTGTCGTAAAGGACGGATGGATAACCTGCCCGGAGTGCGGACGGAACCATCGGCTGCTGCGGATTACTCCGGAGACGGAGGCCCACGGACTGCCAGTATACTGCCGGACATGCCGGCGGGAAATCGTCCTGAATATCGAGAGAGGCCAGAGCGTCAAGCGCCAGAGCCCATGATCTACCTCAGACGGGGATGGATCGTGGCTCTGGCGTTTTTTTGTTTGCCCGGAGGTGATAGCCCGGGTCAGGCGCCTGGGCGTGTCAGATTCGGACACGGAGGGAGATCATGGGCTTTGACTATACCGACAGGCGATGGAAGCGTAAGAGAGTGGCCATCCTGCGGAGAGACTGCTATCGCTGCGTGTGGTGCCGGCGCTATGGCCGCAACCGCCCGGCGGTGGTGGTCCATCACATCAAGCACGTGGATGAGTATCCGGAGCTGGCCTACGAGGACAGCAACCTGGTGAGCCTGTGCCAGGGGTGTCACAACAAGGCACACCCGGAGAAGGCACGGGCGGCAACGTACGGCCGCAGGTACTGATCCCCCCCACCCAAGGACCCCCAGCCGGGGGGCCTTGGAGACCGGCGGGTGGGACTTTTTCCAATAGAGCCCCCGTATGAGACTTTTTCGGGGAGGAGGCGAGGCTTTTGGGGCGAATTGCAATCACGCGTGAAACCATTAAGGCGCAGACCGTAACGGCCATGAAAAAAATGGGGACTTTTGCGCCGGAATATGAGCCGATAATCGAGATTTACGCCGGACTCCGTGAACAATACAACCGGCTTTCCGCCGAGTATTCGGACGGAAAAAGCTACCATTACGCGACCCCGACAGCGGACGGCGGCGCCAAAAAATCCCCTCTCTCCATGACCATTGAGAGCCTGCGCAAGGACATCCTGTTGTATTCGGACCGGCTGATGCTCAACCCCAAGGCCCGGGCCGATGCCGGCAAGGGGAAGCCCAAAAAATCCAGACTGGCGGAGGCGCTGAAGGATGGCCCGTAGGAAGGCGGAGCGTTTTCCCAGCTGGGCAACGGTCATGGAGTACGTGGACTCCATCCTGGAGGGTCGGAAGATCGCCTGCCCGGAGTTGGTCCAGGCGTGCAGGCGGTTCAAGCAGGATTTGGAGAATCCTGCCTGGGACTTCAATCCCCGGGATGCGGAGTTTGTGATCCGGATCATCGAAACCACCTTCGTGCATCAGCAGGGGGAGCGCCTGGACGGGACCCCGCTGCGGGGGCAGCCGTTCCTGCTGGAGCCATTCCACAAGTTCATTGTGTACAACCTGCTGGGATTCTTTCTGACGGGGACCAAGGAGCGGCGGTACAAGGAGGCCCTGATCTATATCCCCCGGAAAAATATCAAGACGTCGTTTGCTGCGGCGCTGGCCTGGGGCCTGGCGCTGCTGAACCGGCGGAGCGGGTCCAAGGTCTACATTGTGGCTGCGGCCCTGAAGCAGAGCCTGGAGTCTTTCAACTTCATCAATTTCAACTTGGAGCAGATGGGGGAGAAGGATAACTTCCGGGTGATCGACAACAACCAGGAGCACAGCATTCAAGGCGACCTGGGGGACGGGTCCATCTTCATCCAGGCCCTGGCGGCCAACCCGGACCGCCAGGATTCCCTGAACTGCAACGTGGCTATCGCAGACGAAATGCACGCCTACAAGACCCCGAAGCAGTACAACATCATCCGGGAGGCCATGAAGGCCTACACCAACAAGTTGATGATCGGCAT